TGGTATGGGATTATTAGATAAGAAAGGTTCTCGCTATGTTGTTACAGGGCAAGAAAAATCTTGGTATTCAAAAGATTTTGGTGACTATGCTGGTGATATATTAATGGAAGCAGAAAAACAAACTCATGCAATCCTTAATGTAACTGAAACGGCTGCAGAAGATATGGACGAGAAAGAAACAGCAAAAACTCGCCGTAAAAAGAAAGCAATTAAGCCATAATATTTGTTGACTTTGTAGTTGATTTAGGGTATAATATGCTAAATCAGTTATAATATGGAGTTACCATGAAAACACATCAGATTAAGAGTTTTAGAAACGCACAGGATTTAATGCGAGATAACATGCTGGTTAAACACTATGCAGGTTCACTCGCGTATGGAACGAATCTACCAACTTCTGATATAGATTTTCGTGGTATCTTCTGTGCTGATGAAATCAACATCCGAACACCATTCTTTCCTGTTCGTGAAGTTGAAGATACGAGTGAAGAAGATACTAAGTCATATGAGCTTACTCATTTTATGAAACTATGTTTAGATTGCAACCCGAACATCGTTGAAACTCTGTGGGTGGATGATAATGATATTACATTCCGTACACCTGCATATGATCTTCTGCGCGAGCACCGTCATGAATTGCTTTCATCAAAGATTGCTTTCACTACAAGTGGTTATGCTTTGGCTCAGTTGAAGAGAATTAAAGGTCACAACAAATGGATTAATAATCCTCAGTCAGTTGAACCACCTCGTCAAATTGATTTTGTTTCTTTGGTACAGAACTTTACTGGTAATAAAATGTTCCGAATTGATTTGGAAGATTTTCATAACGGTTGGAGATTAATTCCTTACGGTCATAACATCTTTGGCGTACTTGAATCAAAAGGATACCAGACTTATTCTGACGACTTTACACTGAACACCAACGACGAAACAGTTGTTGGGCTTACTGGTGGAGAACGCATTCCTTCTTTTGTTGTTAAATATAACAAAGAAGAATACAATCTTGCTAAAGATAAATGGAAGAATTATTGGAATTGGAAAGAGCACAGAAACGAAGCACGTAGTGAGCTTGAAGAACAGCACGGTTACGATACTAAGCATGCAATGCATCTTGTACGATTACTTCGTATGGGTGTAGAGGCACTTCGTGATGGAGAACTTATCGTTAGGCGTCCTGATGCTCAGGAACTATTGAGTATTCGTGCTGGAGCTTGGACATATGATGAGGTCGTATCATATGCAGAAGAAATGGATAAGGAAGTTCGTGAAGTGTGGTATAAAAATACTAAACTTCGTAAAAGACCTGACCTGAAATTTGCAGCTAAACTTCTTATGGATGTTCAAGACCTTGTATGGGAACAGCAAGAATAATGCCAGATTTAAAGGATCTATTTGAGAGACGTTTAAATCATTATAGCCATATTACTAATCTGATATTAGACTCCATACCACATGTAACAGAGGGCGTCCTCCAAGCACTATCGGAGGATGAATCTTCTACATTGGAATGGGAAGATGCACAATTTGAACCAGAAGAAGAATTGCTAACATTAATTGGAGCAATTAGACTGGATCTTGGTGAACGAGTACAATTAGAAGATGGACGTGAGCTTCATATTACGGAAGATAACGTTGACGTATTTAAACGGATCATTCGTGTTGGTCTACCATTTGATTTAGTTGAAAATGGAAGTGTTGAAGATATTGTTGACTTCTTTGCAGATAAAAAACAAATGAACTATACAACGATTAGTGACCTTTCAGAAGAATTGCTTGATGATCTTCCATTACATGAACTTGATGAGATAACAGAAGAAGATATGCATAACGTAGAGCGTGCTCTTTCTACTATAATCGGTTTTAATACTGATGATTTATCTGATGAACAGATACGTCAAATATTATATAATATTGATGAAGGTAATATACATTGAGTGTAATTAACGACCTCGGTAAAAATAACATTAACTTGCCAACTATATTAGCAAATTATGAAACTGCGCTTAAAGGCTTTGAAGATAAGCTGGAAATAAAAGGTAAAAACCTTGAGCATGCTAATAGCGAACAACCTGGCTGGCAGAGTTATTACGATCAACGAAGAATTGAGTTGTATACTCTCGTCAAATATTATGATGGACAAATTAACAGAGTTCGTGGTAAGTTATTCAAATCCTATACAGAAACATATTCTCGTGAATTAACTGACAGAGCAAAAGATAAGTATATTGATCATGAAAAAGCATACTTACAAATGCTTGAAATATATCTTGAAGTAAAAGAAGTACATGACCAATATAATAGTGTTGTAGAAGCATTCAAGTCTCGTGGATACGCACTCAATAACATAACAAAAATTCGTGTAGCTGCATTAGAAGATGCCATTATCTAGAACTGTCAAAGTAAAACTCCTTGATGAAGTAAATTGTGTGTTGGTTGGATTACATTCAGACCACATTAAATACTTCCATGAAGAGTATGCCCGATTTGCCCCCAATTATTTCTTCAATCCAAAATATAAGTTAGGATCTTGGGATGGAAAAATTCGTTATTTCCACACGACCGGCAAAACATATACCTATCTGTTAAATGAAATCATTCCAAAAGTTACTGCTCTTGGTTATACTATTGAATTAGTAGATCAACGAATAGGTAAAGCAACTACTCCACCACTAATTGATAAAGATTATTTCTCTCTTATAGAAGATCCAGAAACTGGTGAGCCTATAGAAATCCGTCCATACCAAGTTGATATGGTCAATGCATTAATCAGTAATGCAGGTGGAATTGGATTAGCTGGTACGGGTGCTGGCAAAACACTTATGAATGCTGCGTTAGTTGAGTCATATGGTAAGTTAGGATTGAAAACAATTACTATCGTACCAAACTCTGATTTAATTGAACAAACTAAAGAAGAATTTCTGTTCTTTGGATTAGATACTGGTGAGTACAGTGGTGACATTAAAGATATTAAACACCAGCATGTCGTTTCTACTTGGCAAGCACTACAAAATAATCTTAAAATAATTACCGAATTTCAATTAGTAGTAGTTGATGAGTGTCACGGATTAAAAGGACAAATCCTAACAAAGATTCTCAATGACCATGGCAAAGGTATATTATATCGTTTTGGTCTTACAGGAACACTTCCCAAAGCAGAGACAGATGCAATGGCTGTTCGTATCGCTGTTGGTGATGTTCAGTTTTCTATTCCAGCTCATGAGCTAATTAAACAAGGTTGGTTGGCAAGTCTTCATATTAATATTATGCAGCTTGAAGAAGATTTTACAGAACAATATGAACGATATCTTAAAGAATATGAAGAGATGTCACCAATACTAAAATCAGAACACAAGAAGATGACGTATATCCAATTTAAAGATGGGTACTTCCCTGAATACTCTGCCGAGAAAAGATATCTTCAAACGAATGAAGAACGTCTTGATTGGATTAAGATGTATATTGAAGCCAAACGAGATATGGGCAAAGGGAATGTTTTTTGTTTAGTTGATGGTGTTAATTTTGGTAAAAAATTAGCCAAGTTAATTCCAGGCGCTATTTTCGTCTATGGCAAAGATAAGAAGAAAGCACGAAAAGAAGTATATACATTATTCAAAGAAAATGATAACCTCGTTGTAATCGCAACTGTTCACATTGCAAGTGTTGGTTTAAATATTAAACGTATATTTAACCTAATGTTTATTGATGTAGGGAAATCTTTTATTAGGGTTATTCAAACAATTGGACGTGGATTGCGGAAAGCGCCAGATAAGGATCACGTTGATGTGACCGATATATGCACGGATCTTAAATATGGTAAGAAGCATTTAAGAGAACGAATTAAATTTTATAAAGAAGCACAATACCCACATAAGAAAAGAAAAATTAAATACACTGAATAGTTGACATTTGTATAAAAGTGTGTATAATAAAAAGATAATAATAAAAAGAGTACTGTATGTTAATATTTGATGACAATTCCGAAGCAATAATTTTAGAAAGCATTTATGCTCCAACACTAACAGATCATTTTTGGGTGCTGGATCTCGCTATACTTGATTATACCCTTACACC